GATTGTCGATTGGCAAGACGAGGACGTGAAGAATTATGTTCAAAGTGAAAAGATAGAATTAAACCCGCTGTATTGCGAGGGGTTCAAACGTGTGGGTTGCGTTGGTTGTCCATTAACGAACAAAAAAAATAGATATACCGAATTTCGCAGGTATCCAACCTACGAAAAAGCATACATACAAGCATTTGACCGAATGCTTAAAACAAGAAAAGCAAACGGTAAAGAGGGAACATGGCAAACAGGATATGATGTGTTTAGGTGGTGGTTGGAGGAGGACTTCAACCAATACGAAATCGGAGAGGAATTTTATCAAAATGAGGAGTGATAACAGATGTCAAAAAAGAGAGTTAAAATCGGTGCAATGTACCGAGAATACGGGGAAATGGAGGGAGTGTTATGCCGTAATTGTTGCAACTTCACGACAATAGTTGTTGACGGAAAACGTCACTGCAAATGCAGGGCATACGGCATAACACATGACATTAATACGAATTGGAATAGTAGATACATGGCGTGTGGATTGTATAACACGCCGATAGACAATAAAAAGTACAAACCACTTGTGGAGGGATAGGACAGAATGGCAAGAAAAAAATATAGCGGCGGATTTGAGGAATACGAAAGCAAGTTAAAGCGTGTTATGGAACGTTTGGGAGTAAAGCAATATAAGTATGATTGGAGTAGAAATGAATGCTTTATTGAATTTACTTATAAAAATCAATATTACCGTTTTGAACATTCGCTTCATAAGGCGGCGGAACATAAACAGAATATACATTATTCATCGGACCTATTTGCACAATTAGTCAAAACATTAGAAGATATTGCCCGAATGGTTGAGCGTGGTATATATGATTTGTCTACTTGGATAGAGGGTATGAAAACCTTACCGCCCAAAAAACAAATTCCGCAGTGTTTTGTAACGTTGGGATTTGACAATATTCCATCAATGGACGAATTAAAAAATCGTTTTCATATGTTGGCGAAAGAAAGCCACCCCGATAGTGGCGGCAATTCTGAATTATTCTGTTTGTATAAATCCGCTTATGAAGAAGCAGAAAAGTATTTGATGGAAGAAAAGGAGTAGCAATATGAAAGCTGTACTAATTAGTATTAATCCTCTATGGTGTGAATTAATAGGCAATGGTGAAAAGACTGTTGAAGTAAGGAAAAATCGACCTAAGTTAAAAACACCATTTAAAGTATTTATATATTGCACTAAAGCAAAAACAGACGGCGAATATTTATGGACTGCAAAATCAACCACTATCGGCAAGATGGCAGACGTTGCAAACGGCAAAGTTATCGGTGAGTTTATATGCGATAAAATCACAGAGGAACTGCCAAGTCCAAGATATAAAAAATTGTTAAATGGTAGTTGCCTTGACAATAATACGTTGCTTAATTACGGTAAATTTAGAACATTGTATGGTTGGCACATATCTAATTTAAGGCTATATGATACCCTAAAAGAACTGAAAGAATTTTATAAAAAGTGTAAAGGCGGTTGCGGTAATGTGTGTAAGCATTGGCGGTACGTTAGAGTTAATGCCGATGAGTATGATATGGATTGCGATTGTGATGGATTAATTCCGATTACGAAACCGCCACAGAGTTGGTGTTATGTAGAATATTACGGAGCAAAAATGAGTAATGAGGGAGGAATAAGACAATGAAAAATAATAAATTAAAGCCGTGTCCATTCTGCGGCAGTGATAATATAGTCATTTATGATAAAAGTTTCAATAGTGGACCATACTATGATATTTTTTGCCGAGATTGTGAAGCGTCTGTACGTTTTGCTGATGAAAGCGAAACAGAAGAAGGTGCGGTGAATATGTGGAACACACGAATAGCACCGGAAAGCGAAGCAAATGTGTTTGATGAAAAAACGGTAACACAAAAATACAGTAACGGAATTATAACACTTAATGCGAAA